GTCTCCATTAGGAGGCATTAGTTGTATCATTAGATACAACTAGAAAATCAGTGGGAAACATAGAGAAGCGCATGTTTCGCCCATCCACTGACACCATCGCATAAAGCGGCATCTCTTTAAAAGAGGAATATCTAAGTCAAAAACTTAGACAATCACCAACACATGACTCCACCTTGGGAGCTATGGATGGGATCTTCGGGATATCAAACCCGGAAACCACATCAGACAATTTCAAAATCTGTTTCCAACCATATTTTGGAATTGCGATGAGGACTTCTACGTCACCCAATGCGCGAAGTTGCATCCTTTGAATATCACTGGGAAAACTCAGAGATTCAATAAAGGGAATAGACTTCACTCTTTGGGCTAACGAGGCAAATATTAACCTTGACGACGGAAAATCAGACACTTCGAAGTTGATATTCAACTTCGGAACCTTGACGGAGAACATAGCCTCCGGCAAGTTGGAAATAGCACAATCAATGCAATTTGATCCTACCCTTCCGGGAGGACTTCGCTCTTCCAGTTTCAACTCCACTGGATTGATTGTATTGGACTGTTCCGCCTTCACGTTTATGGTTTCGCCGGGGTTTAATTCTACCCCGGGCCTCTCCGCGATATTCGGTTTTACCGAACCCAGCGGAGGCACACTCGGATGACGTTCCGTCATCGGAGGTTGAGATTCGAACTCCTTTGGAGTCATCACATCTGCTGACACGAGAGTCAAAGTGAGGAACAAGATCGGAATAAACATCGTTACGAATACAAACTTTAGAACTTTCTAAATTGACAGTTCTACGAATGAATTTCATCCTGTTCGCCACTAAGCTAGGTAAGCTTAACAGAGCGGACTCCAGAAACAGACATTTCTTAGTTCCTTTGAAACGTCTGTATTCCGCCAACTCAGCGGTTCTTCGACATATGTCGGCATCATTAAAAACCCACAATATATCACAGAGACTTTGGTAATAATCATCCAAGACCGTGACTTGAAGATTTTTAGGTCCAAGTTTTTGGAGAAGCTTTAGAGGATTAGGAACTGCCAAAACTTCTTCCGAACCATCATCGCACTCAACAACCAACAAAAATTTTGAACAAATGAATGGTTGGTTATGAGGAAACTTCGTTTCAAAATTGAAAAGGGACACGCACAAATCTTCCTTTTCACGCGGTAAAGGTTCTCTAGATCCAATAAGACTGTCATCGCCACTTGCGGCAACGAACAATATGTTCGGATTAGACAAATCATACACATAACTAAGGACACTCAACGTAACAAGAGTGTTTCCCAAGTAAGTGCATGCATCACCAGTTCTTCGTTGATAATCAACGGAAAATCCGATTCCGCAATCACGATCCCTAATGTGACTTCTTTCATGGGAGTTGAACCATGTGGTCACAAAATGCTCTGGTATACCAAGAGTTAGGAACAGTCTAAACTGCACGTCGTGATGTAATCGACCTTGAGATTTGTCGAATTTTGAGAAATCGATTTCCTTGAATTCCTTTGAGTGTTTCAACAACTCGGGATTCATCTGGAATATCTGGTGGTACTTTCCAGTTGGAACAACAAATTTTGATTTCAACACATAGAGTAACCTCACCATTGCACACAAAAAATAAGGGGACGTCATCATAACAACGCCCTTCTTATGATAAGTAATTGTGGCAGGAATCGGCCGTTCTATGTGGAGGTTATCCTCTTCCACTGGCTTCAAGGTGGTCTTTATCATGTGCATATATTTATCTAAAGCCACCAATGGCACCGGACCCTTGTATTCACTTAAGGGCGGATTCTTATTTTCCAAATACTGGTTGAAGTAATGTAATTCCTCACCAGATATCGGGTTCAGTTTTGACAAACGAGTCTTATCAACGACATGTGTTATGAATCTATTAACACATCGGTTTAGAACATCATCGTGGTCAAAACTGCTTTGAAGTTCAGGAACATTCATGTTCCTCTTCTTTATAGCCAACAAAGCTTCTCGCTGAGTTGGGACCCTGTGGGATAACCCCCCAACATTCATGTTCGGTACCAATCGAGTGTCAATCCCTTTTGTCCAGTCATTAAACGTGGACAAGTCCAAATCACAACTCGTGACTTCCAGATCTATATCATGGGTTTCAACCCATTCTTGGAAGAATCTATCATCAACAGAATGATGGTGGGGAAAAATCTCATCGACTGCATCTTGAATCACAGAAGGGTCGGGTTTAACCTGACTCACCTTCGGTGTCCATTTCGACACCTTGGAACTTCCAGAGGCATACGAAACGAAACCACAAGTGCGAATATCGGCATCACAGGAAATTTCCGGAGCTTTAGAAGGCTCGGCATCAACCCAAACATCGTCAACGACTTTACCATCATCGTCAAACGGAATTTCTTCAACCGGTTTATCAGTAAAAACAACTTTCGTAGGTATCTCTTGAATTTCTTCAAGATGCTCTACGAAAGAGGTATCTGATTCACTACCCCAAGAAACGCCTTCGGGGACGTGTGAGATGTTCGACACAAAGTCGCTCAACTCATCTCGGTCGGAACAGGATTGGTTTTCATCACCAAACACATGTAATGAGGTGTAATCCACATCAAGATCATCATATGGAAGATAAAAGGGGTCAATCTCCACGAATGGAGTGTCCTTTTCTACATATTCATCATCTTCTGTGCCTAACACCATTAACATCGTCATGTGAATAGTGGCAAAATCGGCAAACCTGGCTGTATGTTCTATTATAAACTTCATAAGGAAAAGTTTAACCCAATCAACATAATCAGCCGGCTCAATACCAAATGACGTGCCAATGTCAATTTGTCTGCTCAAGTGATACACAATGAGGTTCTTTAAAACGGAATCCATATTTCAGGAGGTTCTGATTCGCTTCTTCTTGACCAAATTTGTAACCCTCATTAGCAGACTCGT